GGTCCGAAAGGATCGACTATCAGTCAAGCGGCTGGTGCTGCTTTCCTGAGTGTGTGTCTTAATTGACATGCATCTAGGGAGGTAGTCCTCAAAGCGCCCTATAGGCTACTGCTAAGGCTTCTGTGGGTTTGCGACCCATGGAAGAGATATCGTGTATCTTTGCGCTACTCGCGCGGTATCAAAAGATCGGGGCCCCAAGTGTACTCGCTGGGGTCTTACCCGTAAGGGAAAACTTAAATGTTGATCATATCTTAGTAGTAGGTGGTCTCTACCTGGTTGAACTATTTAGTTGGATAGGAGAATTATATTTGAATCTCTGAAATCTTTTCTCAGAAATGAGGAGAGGGGGTCCACCTAGGTGGGGAAATCAAGATAGAGAAGCCACACAGGTAACTCTGCGGCTCCTAAGCCGGCCTGCGGCCCCGAAAGGGAAACCGAAGTTTCAGGGTACAACCTATTATTTTAACCATGACAACACTCAAAAACACTTTTAGCATCTTATTTAAAGACACTAATCCTGTTCGAGAGAGATTGCTTGGTTTAGGTTCTACTATGAATGGCCTGATCAAGGTAAAACTTGGTCGACCGATGCTGAAGGTATTGCTTTTGTTACCTCCAGTTATCGGTTTAAAGAGAAACTTGTCGTTGATTAAGGTTACGATATCATACTTGGCGTACGTCCATCGACTGTACAAGGGAGGGTCTATGCGCTTTGTGATAATATATCTCAAGGCGTGTCACACTCTCTTGCAGCAGTTTTTGGGCGGCCAGCGACTTTCCAATACGGGACCCTTTGGGGCCCGTGTTAGTCGGACACGAGGTGGTTTACCTCGTTGTATTCCTGTACTCCATCGTAAGCGGATCCAGAGTGGTGATTTGCTGATAATTCGTTATTGGTTATCGCTTTTCTGTTTGTATCGAATTCTCGATATGAAAGGAAAGCTGAACCTGAGCACGATTGTTGAGCCCTCGACGGCCTCACCTAAGGTGGTGGCAGACTTTTCGGAGTTTGTTCCCATCTTTTGGAAGGGCCTGAAAGAGTTCCTCGGTCGGACGAAGGTTCCTATTGTGGAGAAGGTTGCGAAGGGGGGGCCTATTCCGGCTCTTGGTTTGCTAGAAGCAAAGCCTGAGCTGTTGAGTAAGTCCGCTCCCGTAGTCTCCGATGCGGCGCTTGAGGCCAAGATGGCCTCTACGTCGCCACATTCTATACTTTTAACTTCTAGAGTTTGGGTGGCTATCATGAAAACCACGGTTCTTGGAAAGGCTTTCAAGAAATGGTGCTCTGATACCAACAACGTCTGGTTGTTGAATGCTATAGATACGTGGTCTCGGGGCGCCTTGGATCCTCGATCCCATAACATTGGGGTTTCAAAGCGTACCGGAAAGATAGTGGACGTTTCGGATAAGCTGATTGCGAAAATGTTTGCGTCAGTCAAGAAGAAATGGCCTGTGTCACTATTAAATGTGGCCTATCGTCAGATATTGGGGAAACTCGGGACGAAAGTGGAACCGGCAGGGAAAGTCAGAGTCTTTGCCATGGTGGACCCGTTTACGCAGTGGTTGCTTAGACCTCTTCACGAGGCTCTCTTCGCACTGTTTAAACAGATCCGTCAGGATGGTACTCACAACCAGGTTAAACCGCTGGTTGCGTTGATAAAGGAGCGTGATGTGTTAATCAAGGAAAATAGATTCCCGGGATCCCGACCAACTGGTTGGGTCCGCCTGGGTCTCAACGTTCCGCGAAAGGCGTATGCACTCTTTTCTTTCGATCTTACCGCCGCTACGGATCGATTACCATTGGCAATTCAGGTCGCATTGCTAGGTCCGGTCCTTGGACCGGCCCTAGCCAAGGCGTGGTCGCAGTTATTAGTTGCACGAGATTATTACATATATCTTAAAGATGAGTATGGTGTTGGGTCTTTACAA